TTTCAAAATTATTAGCTGTTGCCCCTTCAATTACAATAGAAGAGTCAGATAAGGTAAGACCTGAAGCTGTTGGATTTGTAAGAGTAAGACCAGATACTGTAGTTGCGGTAGCTCCAAGGGCTACGGATGTAGAACCAATAGTAAGGCTAGAGTTGGCGAGTTTTACGTTAGTTACATTGCCGTCTACAATTTTTGCGGTGGTTACTGAAAGATCTGTTGGGGTACGAGTATCAGATAGACGAGCGTCTGTATCAATTACTAGCTTTATCCAATTACCGTTATGTGCATAGTAAGCACTGCCAGTGTCATGAACATGAGCAAACATTCCGTGGTTATCGGCTGCTACTGGTAAATTTGCAAAAGTGCTAAATACAGACCAGGTAATATCATCTGAGGTAATTAAAGATTTATCAATACCAACAACGCCAGTTAGAGAATCGTAAGTAATTGGAGATGTAGCAGAAACAATACCTGTAGGACCTGTAGCACCTGTTGGGCCAGTAGCTCCTGTAGGGCCAGTAGGGCCTATGTCGCCTGTAGGACCAGTTGGACCAGTAGGGCCAGTGGATCCAGTAGGGCCTGTTGCTCCTACGATTTGTCCTGCGCTATACCAAATGCTTCCGTCCCAAATATATAAATCGCCATCTGCGTCAACGATATATGCATCGTTAATATCAGGAGTTGGAGATGTTGGTAATGCGCCAGTTGTTGAAACGCTACCAATTAAATTAATACCAACGCCTTGCGGACCTGTAGGTCCTGTTGGACCTGTTGGTCCTTGCACAGTTGAGTCTGCGCCAGTAGGCCCAGTTGCACCCGTTGCTCCCGTGTCTCCTGTTGCACCAGTAGCACCTGTAGCTCCAGTTGCGCCAGTAGGACCTACTGCACCAGTTGGTCCAATAGGTAAAACTAAATTAAGTGTTTGAGACGGCGCGGTGCCAGAGATAGATGCATTTGCAGAACCAGAACTTGTAACTGTTCCGATTGTTAATGTGTTTGCGGGTCCCGTAGGTCCAGTTGTACCTGAAGAGTAAGCAAGTGAGTTCCATACTTGAGTGCCGTTACCAACTTTAAATCGGCCAGTATCATACTCATAGCCAACTTCGCCCTGTGACAATAACGGGTTATTAGAAGTCCATGCAGCCGCGGTATCGCGTCTATGTTGAATCTTAACTGCCACTTAGGCTCCTAACCGAAAACGTTGCCAGCATCAATTGTTGGTGCGCCTCCATATATTGTATTGGCTGCACCGCCATCAATGTTCTGAAAGATAGGACCAGTTGGTCCAGTCGGACCTGTGCTACCTGTTGACCCTGTTGGACCAGTTGATCCAGTTGGACCTAGCGGACCTGTGGGACCAGTAGGACCTGGAACTGTTGACTGTGCGCCAGTCGGACCAGTTGGGCCAGTTGGACCTAATGGACCTGTAGGACCTGTAGCTCCTTGAGCCTCACTAATGCGCCAGACTGACCCGTCCCATTGCCACGTTTGATTGCCAACTGTAAATAGTTGATTAAGCGTTGGAGAGTTAGGAAAATCAATTGCTGGCATTTACCTTTACTTTCCGTATTTTTCTTCTCTACGGAAAAACTTCATGGCCATAGTGAATCTATACGCTGGGCCATCAATTGATTGAGGCTTAGCAGCATGTGGAATGTTAGAATCAAAAATTATTACTCGACCAGGGATAAGTTGAGAGGTAAAAATAATGTTTTCAGCATTGTCATCGAAAAATGCTGTTTCACCGCCCCAATCTTTATTCCACGTTTCGTTTACATAATACAGTAAAGTTTTGCCTGCGCGGTCGTAATAATGGTCTGCGTGTACCTCGTGGTTATCTGTGTAAAGCCCAAGATTTACATAACTTTTAAAATGTTCGTAGGTTTCATTAGGAACACGTTCTTCTAAAATGGGGTCTAAGGCACCGTCAAAAAAGTGTAATTTATCAAGTAATTCAGGAGTTATTCTATACACGAGTTTTCTATCTTGAAGCTCTTGCACATCTCCACGATTAGCATTATCTAGCATATAAGTTCCTCGGGTAAGCGCGTTATAAATGCCAGAAATTTCAGAGTAATTAAAGATCCCATCATATACATGGATAGACTTGTCTTTGCTTACCTTAATTTCTTGATGCTTAATGTTAGAAAAATCTGTTTTTCTGCTCAAATCTTCAGCATCGGTATTAATAACTAAGGGCTTATTTACTCCTAGTTGCTCTAATAACGCTTGAGGCAAAAAGCCCATATTAATAAGTTCTTTTAATTGCAGGTCTAACGTTTCTTGTTCCATATTTATCTCCTAGTTATTTACTACGCCGACAGGGTGTGATGATCCTAAATAATTTCTTATTTGTGTAATTTCTGCATCTGTTACTACGCCTGTGTATAACATATACTCTACTAAATACCAAGTACCGTCTTGAGCGCTACGTGACCATCCTACTCTAGTTACGTCAATAGCAGATGCATAATTAAACCCACCAGCATTAGAAAGATAATTATCGTAAATAGCGCCGCTTGTTCTGCTTGGTCCCCAAACTTGCAGGCGACCAGACCCATTGTATGTAATACCATCATAACGAAAAACCACTTGACACATATTGGATGTAGTGTCTAAGTTACCCTGTCCTGGAGTTGAGGTACCTGGAAAAGGATATCCATCATTGTTATAAATTACTTCCAGTTGATTGGCAGCAGCGCCACGATTACCAATATTCTGCGATGCGCCAACTGGAGAACCTCCTAATGACCATTTTTGTAGGGTGCTAGAGCTTCTCATTACTGCAGCGATGGTCCAGGCTGCAAACCCATTGGTAGATGGTGTTAAGTTAATATTTGGAAACTCAAAATAGCTACTTCCCATATTCCAAACATTTCTGCCAGAATCTGTTGTAGTGCTTGGGTTTGCCGCTGTATTATAAGAAGACCCTAGGGTTCCGTCGTTAGTAATTGGGCTTTGTCCTACCCGAGAATTCCTATACCAAATTTGAGGTTGCTTTACACTAGACTGTACGCTAATAGATAAAGAGCCGCTTGTAGTAGTTCTTCCATTCTCGTCTGTGGCATTTACAGTGAAGTTAAAGTTTCCAGAAGTTGATGGTGTGCCAGAGATAAGACCAGCGGAGTTTAGGGATGTACCTGTAGGCAGGGATCCAGACGCCAATGTGTAGGTTGGCGCAACTCCAGAGTCATCAGTAGCAGTAAGCTGTACTGAGTAAGCTTGTCCTTGAGGTAAGTTAGTACCGATAGTTCCTGAGGACACCCAAACAGGTGCTAAAGGCCCACGAATAAGTTTAGCGCTTTGCGCTCCAAATTTTCCTCTGACTGTAGATTGTGACGGCACTTAAGTCTCCTTAGAAGTTCTGGTTAGCAGTTCCATATACAATCCAAGACCCAGTATTGGTTCTGTGGAATGTAAAGGAGAAAATATCAATCTTACCTGCGCCATTTGTACCAGTAGGTGTTAGACCATTTGCCCAACGGATTGTCTGACCAGCGCCGTTAATTGTAAGGCTTGTTGGGATTCGACCAGTAGCGCCTTGAGTAACAAATACGTTTACCGTATACATGTAGTTGTTGTCTACAGGTACGTTGGTAAAGTTAAAGGTCATTGCGCCAGTAGGAGCAGTTTCAATGTAGTAGACGTTATCCGCGGTCCAATCGAAGGTTCCAACGTTAGAAGAAAGAGTTATATTTCCAACTTCTTCACGAAGCTCTGCAATAGAGGCTGCTCCAACAATATTTACTCCACCGTTAAATGTTGCTGCACCAGTAAAGGTAGATGTACTTGTTACAGATAAGGTTCCAGCAATTCCAGTGTTACCGTTTGAGGCATTAACAGTAAATTGGTTTGTGTTGATAGCAATGTTTGAGGACGATCCACCAGTAATGGTTGAAGTTAAAAGAAGTGATGTTCCTTCAATAGATCCAACTTTGATACCATCATAGACAAGACCAGCTTGACCGTAGTCAATTGTGGTTGTTGGCTCAGTAATAATGTTAGAGGCAAGCTTCCAGACGCTATCTGTAGCGTCCTTAGACCATGCGTTATAGCGTGTACGAATTGGGTTAGCCACATCTGCTGTAGACGCAGACTGGTTTACTACAACAGTACCGACTGGGCTTACAGCCGCTGATGTTACGTTTGAAGCACCAGGTTTAGCATAAGAAAAGGTGTTTGAGGTTACTGCTGTGATTACGTAAGTACCGTTGAATGTGGAATCCACACCAGTAACAACAGCAGTTTGACCATTTAAGAATGGGTGGGTTGCAGTTGTAGTTAGGGTTGCTACTTCAGCGGTCAAAACTTTGTTGTTAATTGAGAAGGTTTGGTCACCAATTCTTGCGCTAGTTACGTTTCCAGCAGTCTTAGCATAAGAGAATGTGTCTGAGGTTACAGCAGTAATGGTGTAAGTTCCGTTGAAGGTTGCATCAACACCAGCAACTACTACTGAGTCTCCTGCTAAGAATAAGTGAGGAACAAAAGTCTGCAAGGTTGCAACGTTGTCTACAAGAGATTTATTGACAACTGTTCTGGTAGGAACCAACCCTGGAAGTGTGTACTTACCTTCAGTAACAATACCAAGGTCATTGCTTAGAGAGGTGGAACCATCACCAGTAAAGATGAATGGAGCTTCAACAGAAAGGTTAGCGGTACCTACTTGAGTCCCAGTACCACCAAATACGATGTTACCTTGGATGTTTACATCGCCTTGGATACCAACGCCACCCACGACGGTGAGAGCACCTGTGGTTGGAGAGGTAGAGGCGGTTGGGATTTCAATATGTACGTTTACTCCAGGAGTAATTTCCATCTGGGTTAGACCAGAGGCAAAACCTCCAGCAGCAAAAACGAGTTTGTTTTCAGAACCAGAATCACCTGTCGCAATTACAAGGTTACCTGTGTAGGTATTGTTTAGCGTATCGTGGAAGATATACGCATCTCCAGGTCCTGTAATTCCATAGGTTGTATCATCAAATGTAGAACCTGCGATACCCATTCCAACCCAACCATTAGAGTCGGTACCATTATTCATGTACGCGATAATGTCGGTTGAAGAGGATGACGTTGAGTTTCTAAACGCAATCTGCGCAAATGAGCTAGCTCCACCTGTGGTTGTTACTACCACTACTGGATCAGTTAAAGTTGAGGCAAAGGCATTTGCGGTAGAACCAATTGGTAGTAGTGAGACTCCAGAGAAGTCAACAGTTCCGTTGACATCAAGGTCACCAGCAACGTTTAGATTACCTGCAAGGCCAATACCACCATTGACAGTAAGTGCGCCAGTTGTTGAAGATGTTGACTGTGTTGCAATTTCAATGTGAACATTCTGATCTGGAGTAATCTCCATCTGAGTTGTACCAGCAGTTAGACCACCAGCAGCAAAGATAATCTTGTTTGCTGAACCATTTTCGGTTGTTGCAAGAACAAGGTTACCTTCTCCTGAAGGCTGCCATGTTTCTCCAACAGGGCTTACCGCAGTTTCAGACTCTGGGGCTCGAGTTACAGCGTAGGTAAACGTGATTGTAGTTGGTGCGCCTGTTACTGTTACAAGACCGTCATACCCTGTTCCAACTTCATAGACACGAACGATGTCTCCGTTTGTATAGCCGTGTGGCAATGAGGTTGTAAGAGTTGCTACGCTAGCAAGTGTTCTTCGGGATACAACTTCAAAAGTTGTTCCGCGAGCGCCAGACATAAAGATATATCCATCGTGTGGGCCAGTAATTCCGTATGTTGCAGAATCAAAGTTATTGCTGGTGATACCCATATCGATCCAGCCAGTATCGTTATCGCCATCGGCTGTATAAGCGATAAAGTCTGTGGAAGCGTTTGTTCCGTTGCTGGTGTTTACTACAGAGAACTGCCCAAAATCAGAGGTAGAAATTGAGAATACCGACATCGCATCTGTTAAACCTGCGGTGGTTTCAAAGTTAGCTGCGCCTTGACCTTGTGAGTTTCCTACATAATTCTTAGTAAGATAAGTAGTAGCAGTCCAAGAAGCAGTAGTTCCGTTAGTTGTTAAAAGTTTATTTGTTTGACCAGCCTGATTTGGAAGACCTTCTTGACCAAGCGCTAAAAGTGTCGTGTTAGCGTTTGGAAGTGTTCCTGCTGGAGATGGTGATGTATGTTGAGCTGTAACTATAAATGTGCTTGTGCCGTTAGTTACTAAATCGTTATCATAATATAAGGTTGCGGCTGTATATGTACCACGCCAAGTTAAACCTTCGGTTACTAATGCCCATTTATTTGTATCTGATGTGGGAGTAACTCCTGTAGCAGCAGCAGAGGCTTTAAATGCGTATAGGTTTGGGCCATATTTGACAATATCGTTGTATGTGTATTGAGTAGAACCCGAGTATTCACCTTTCCAATTAAAACGAAGCTTACCCAGGTCAAGAATCTGAGCCATTACAATACCTCCAGCTGTAGGCGCCCTGTTGTTTGGTTAAAGGTATAGCGGAACGTGTTGTAGCTCCACATCCAGTTAAGGTAGTCGTCAGGACGAGTCTCAGATTCGCTGGGCAAACGAATTGGCTCATCACCCTTAATAATATCTATGAAGGCTTGCCCTGTCTCTGTATCCTGACGTAGACCATAAAAGGCCTTATCTACAAGGTCTTCAATAGTTGGAGAGGCTGTTCCGTCAATCTGTACAAAGGTTTGTACTGGTAACGTCATTACTTAACTCCTTCTTTCAGGTCAAGGGTTACATTTATGACATCTTCAATAGGGCATTTTGCCTTGATTGCATCCCCGACTTGAAGGACCAGCTCTGTGATAATCATGCGGTCGTTGATACTTTCATTTACAGTTGTAGGAGCGACACGGGTATCCCCAGAAACAAGGGGTAGGACCATATAGCGCGATTTAAGTACACGAGTCTTAGTAACCAGATAGTTAGTAGTGTCTGAGGCTCGATAAACATATAGCTCTACGGGAAGTATAGTTCCTTCAATATTGCTTACCAGCGCATTGTTTACACGAGTTTTTTGGGTAGCGGTAAAAATAGTAACAAGGGAGTTTGCTGAAGTGATTTGACCAGTAACAGCTTTGGCTGTACCTGTTTCAGCTTCAGTAGCACCAACTGGATATGCGTATCCTGGCATTTACTCTCCTACGCCTGTTCGATTCCTTGAACAAAAAATCTGATTCCCGCAGAACCAGCTACTACTACTGAGTCTGTGTTATTTACGCCAAAACGATATGTCTCATAACTATTGTACGCAGGAAGTGGTAATTTGTGTGCTATTAACGCTCCCGCAGTTTCCGATCCAGTTGATGTTTTAAGAGTTACATAAATTTCAGCATCTGTAGCTGCTGTATTTGTTGCAATAACTGATACTAAATAATCTCCAGTTGATGTATAAGCAGTATTTCCAGAGCCAAAAGCGGTTAAGGTAGTTTGATCATATATTGCTAATCTTTGAATACCTGCCACGTTAAACTCCTAACCACCATGAGATGGATGTACTAGACGGACCTGGAGGGCCTTGTTCACCTGTTGGACCAATTTCACCAGTTGCGCCAGTTGGACCTATAGGACCAGTTGGACCAATTGGAGCTGCGCCAGTCTCAATCCAGTATCCATCATAGAAAATAAAAATACTGCCTGTACTTGGGTCAAACCAAGCATCACCAAGATTTGCGCCAGTTGGTGGTGTTGTATCGTAATAATTCCAAGCACCAGTAGCGCCAGTCGCGCCCGTGGGTCCTGTTGCTCCAGTTGCGCCAGTTGGTCCAACAACAGGTGTGCGAATGACAGTCCAAGTAACGCCATCCCACTCCCAAGTAGTTGCGCCAGAGGTGAACTGCTGGCCTACTGTGGGGGTATTAGGAAAGTCTATAGCTGTCATAGTACTCTCCTAACTTATACGTGGTAGTCATTTGCCGACCTTCCTAGATTAAGAAATAAGCGCGGCGGCTTCTTCTTCGGTTAGACCGAGTGCTTCCAGTTTAGCAAGAGCAGAGGCTTTGGCTTCCGCTTTAGCCGTTGCTTCGGCTTCGCGTAATGCTTCTTGTTCAGCATAAGCAACTGCATCTGCTTCGCGTTGTGCGATTTCTTCAGCCGTTAGTTCTACCTCTGTGGCTACTCCTGTTGAGCAGTCCACTACGAGTTTATGTGTCATTGTTTTCCTTTCTTATGAGTTCTTGATGCCGTATAGGGAAAAGATTGAACCTTCATCAAGTGTGCCAGACCCAATAAAGATTCTTATTGAAGTAATGGCATCAGTACCAGTCCAATTACTAGCAACAAGAGCCATATAATTTTCTGTTGCGTTGTTTTCAGAAACTAAATCAGTAGATGTAGATTTTGCTATTCCGCTTACATTGTAATTCGGAATGTACATTTCTGAGTTTGAAAATGTATTTGCTGTCCACGATGATGCATTAGATACATCTGGAATTATGAAAGTCTGTGTGGAAGAAGCGGAAGTTGAGCCATTTCCGCGAACAAAACGCGCTGAGTAATTTCCACCTGTATCGCCGTTAAACTCTGCTCTAACAAACGAACCATTACCGCGACTGGTGGATTTAATTACCAAATCGGTATAAGTCTGCGGAATAGAATTAAATTCAATACTAGCCGCCCCACCGCTACCAACAGTTACTGTGGCTATTGCCTCATAAGTAGTTGCCATAGTTATGCCGCCTTAATTCCGTAAAGAGTAAAGGTTGTGCCAACTAAATATGAAGCACTAAATGAAAATACTCTAATTGTATTTATAGCGGCAGTATTGCGCCATAAAGATACATTTGTAGTAGTTTCATTACTTGAATCTGAATATCGCGATAATACAGTTTTGTAAGTTGTTGTGTTTGAATAATTCATAAAATTAGCAATACTCATAGCACTTAAAGTCGTAGGAATTGCCGCAACTACACCTGCGTTGTACATTTGATTTAGATTAGTATATCTGCCAGTAGCCGCAGTGCTACCTGTTCCATAAATCGTAGTAGTTGAATAATTAGAACCAGTATCACCATTTACTTGTGTTTGGAAATTAGCAGGATTACTACCTCCACCATTTAATATAAGTACCAAATCAGTATAAGTAGATGGAATTGATGAAAATGTAACAGATGCCGTTGCGCTACCTAGCGTTATGGTTGCTATTGGCTCATAAGTAATTGCCATTGTCTATGCCCCCTTTATTCCGTATAAGGCGAAGTGTGAGTAATTAGCAAAAGTATTCGCAGGACGAAACTTGATGCTAGTGATTGCAGATGTGCTTCGCCATAAATTACTAAAAAATTCAACATAACCTGTCCCGTTAGCATCCCAACAATAAAAACCTCTAACTGTCTTGTATTTATTACTATCCTTATAATCTAAAATATCCATTACCATAGCATTAGGTTGCGTTGTGCTTGTTCCAGCGTAGCCAGTATATTTTCCTTCATTTTGGGTAGATAGGGCTACTGCTCCAGGACTGCTACCACCATCTCCGCCAAATGCGTGATAAGAATAATTACCTGATGAGGTATCTCCATTGAAAGATAAGAAACCAGAACCAACTGAGCCAGAATATAAGGCTAAAGCCCTGACCTGCAAGTGAGTATAAGTGCTGGGAATTGAAGTGAACTCCACATCGGCAGCACCGCCACTACCAACAGTTACAGTAGCGATAGATTCAAAGTCACCTACTGCGCTCAATTTAGACGAAGCAATAGTTCCAAGAATAGGCATTAAGCAATATCTCCCACTACATACCAAAGGTCAGTTGCGGCTTTAATACAAGTCGCTGACGAAAATTGAGCGCGAAGTTTAGGAGCAGTAGCAGTAGCACCAGTTGAAGAAATAGTTGTAGTTCCGCTAGTTACCGCGTTAATAGTTACTTGTCCAGCCCCGATTTGAATAATATTTATTTGTGTTCCGATTGGGTAGGCTACTGACGCGTCAGTAGGAATTGAATAAGTTTGAGCGGCGGCATTAGAGGCAGTTACTAATCTGCCGTTATCAGTTAGCACAAAAGTATAAGTTGTTCCCGTTTGCGCGTTAAGAGCAAGATTTATCTTAGGGTCAGTAAGAGTTTTATTTGTTAGCGTCTGCGCGGTTGTTAAATCGGCAGTAACAGAAGTATCAATAGATAACGAAACTGTACCGCTTGTTCCGCCACCGCTTAAACCTGTTGAGGCTGTTACGCCTTCAATATCTCCAAAGGTATTATTAGGGAAGGTAACGACTCCTGTGGTCCCGTTTATTACAATAGACTGGGAACCTAAATCAGGGTGTTGAATACCAGCAGTTTTTAATAGACTCATTATTACTTCTCCTAATCAATACGCCAAGTGGCGTTAGTTGGAACAGTTACTGTAATTCCTGTTGCTATTGTTACTGGTCCAACGCTATGAGCATTGTATCCAGTTTCTAACGTGTAATCAGCAACAATTGTTTGAAGATTTAATGCAACAGGACCAATAGGGCCAGTTGCACCTGTTGCTCCAGTAGCTCCTGTTGCACCAGTAGCACCAGCAGGTCCTGTAGCTCCAGTAGCTCCTACATCTCCAGTTGCACCAGTAGGTCCAGTTGGTCCAGTTGGTCCAGTTGGACCAATCTCACCTGTTGCACCTGTTGCTCCAGTAGGTCCTACATCGCCAGTAGCACCCGTTGGGCCAGTTGGACCAGTGTCTCCTGTTGCGCCTGTTGGACCAGTTGCGCCTGTTGGACCTGTAGCTCCTGTTGCTCCAGTAGCACCTGTAGCTCCTGTAGCTCCTGTTGGACCAGTAGCACCAGCAGGTCCTGTAGCTCCAGTAGCTCCTGCTGGGCCTGGAACTGTTGATGCTGCACCAGTTGGTCCCGTCGGACCTGCTGGTCCTGTTGGACCTACGTCAGAGGATGCCCACTCAACCCAATAAGAATCATAGTAGACATATACTTTTGCGTTGTTTGTGTTGAACCATACATCACCAACAACAGGTGTAGATGGCGCAGTTGTTTGGGCGTACCAAATACCTGTAGGGCCTGTTGGTCCCGTGTCTCCAGTTGCACCAGTTGCTCCAGTTGCTCCTGTAGGTCCTTGGATGTTTCCTACATTCTCCCAAGAACTTCCGTTCCAAACATAAAGATCTCCGCCAACAAGATACGCATCACCTAAGTTTCCAGTTGGATGCGCTGTTATTAGTTCTAGCTCTGTGTTATAAGAACCAAGAATTGTTACGCCTGTACCAGCTTCACCAGTTGGACCTGTTGCACCTTGCGGTCCTTGAGGACCAAACTCACCAGTAGCTCCAGTAGCTCCAGTAGGACCAGTGTCTCCTGTAGCTCCAGTAGGACCTGTATCACCTGTTGGTCCTGTAGAGCCAGCGTAGTAAGGTTCCCAAGAAGAAGTTCCTGGTGGATAACCAGGATTGTTTGGATTGCTTACTCTTATAAATAATTGTCCTGGATCTCCGTAAGGACTTCCAACAGGAATGCTTACAATATTTCCTACGTTGTAATCAGCACCATTGCTGTATTCACCAACGTAGTTAGGGAATGTACCTTCTGCGCCTGTTGGACCTGTTGGACCTGTTGGGCCTGTTGCACCTGTTGCACCTGTTGCTCCAGTATTTCCAATAGGGCCTGTAGGTCCAGGAACAGTTGAATCAGCGCCAGTAGCACCAGTTGGTCCTGTAGGACCAGTAGGTCCTGTAGCACCATGAGGACCTGTTGGGCCAGTAGGTCCTGTGATAAATAAATCCCAGTAAGAGCTACCAACAAATGGTGCTTGTCCAAAGCTAGGTGCTACTGCAATCCAGAAAGAACCGTTTAAATAAACCGCGTCGTTTATTTGATACGAGCCGCCGTTATCCCACTCACCTGTAAAGTTATATGGCTCAGGTCCAGTAGCACCAGTAGGTCCTTGTGGACCAACATCACCTTGTGGACCTGTAGGTCCAGTTACACCTTGTGGACCAGGAACTGTAGAAGCTTCTCCTGTAGGTCCTGTTGGACCAGTTATTCCTTGTGGACCTGTTACACCTTGTGGACCAGTTGGTCCAGGAACTGTAGAAGCTGCACCAGTTGGGCCAGTAGGACCAACAATTTGTCCTACGTTATTCCATTGAGTTCCATTCCATACATATAAATCCCCATTAGAATCAACAATGTACGCATCATTAACCGCGTTACCACTACCAGGTAATCCAGTTGTACTTGGAACACTGCCAACAAAATTTATTGATGTGCCTTGTGGTCCTGTAGGACCAGTAGAACCAGTTGGGCCAGCTACACCTGTAGCTCCAGTTGCACCAGTGGCTCCAGCACCCGTTGGGCCAGTAACTCCAGTTGGACCAGTAGCACCAGTAGCACCTCTATCACCAGTAGAACCTTGTGGACCAGTTGGGCCTGTGCCCGTGCCAACAATTCCTATTTGAATTTCTGGTTGAGGTGAAACGGATATTTGAATTTCTTCTGGCATTAATCAACCGTCACTTGTTGAGTTACGAACACCTGTCCTTTTATATACGTCTTTTGGAATGTAGCATCTGTAGTAGATGTAGCTTGTAGATCCCAGAAAGCGCGAGGTGGTAGGTAAGCAGTTTGTTCTTTTGTTAATGAAAGCGTTATCTTCTTTAATGTTGGATTTGTAACAGTGACTGTAAAGGTAGCGTATAAAGCTGGAGCATTTGGATAAGTGCGTATTTGTGCTTTAAATACAAGCGTTGAAATATCAAGAGTATCTGGGAAGTCTAGAATAACTGAGAAGCTATCTCCTTGATAAATAACAAGGTCGTAAGTAGCAGCAGTTGTAGGAGTAGGCGTACGACCGATATGGTCGTTTTGAATATACAGTCTCTCTGGCCTACGAGAGTCATCAATTTCTTGTGGCATAAATACAGGTATAAGTTTGTTAGTACGCTTAGATACACGGCGCAGAGTGCCTAGCTCTAGTCTCCAAAGGCCAATATTGAGAGCTGAACAGAGCATACGATACTGCTCACTACGTTGAGCAATCATTCCTGTTAATTGGTGATAACGCTCAGAACGAGGAATAGTCACACCATCAGGTGCGAATAAGTTAATATCAAAAGAAGCATCTGTAGCTAGCGCCCAAAGAGCTTCAATAGTAGCCAAGATAGCTAATGGGTATTCTTCTACAGCTGGCAGACTAGCTAGGTTTACTTGACTACCTTGTCCGTCTGTGCGATTGTAAGTATGTTGCTCTACCGCGGTATTAACAAATAGCTCAATATCAGCATCTGTAAAATAGCGGTAATGCGTGCCCTCTATTGTTATGACAGAGTTTAAGGTAGGAGCGGGTTGAAAGTGAAAAACTCCATGGTCTTCTTCTATTGTGTACCCAGTAGGTTGAGCAATTGGCACGCCGTTTACTTTAACTACAAGCGTATCTGGGTCAATAGGCTTTAACTTAACATCATAATCTTTGGTAATACCGTCCCCAGTACCTGTCCATTTAAATTCTTTTGGAAGGTCACCTAACTCTAAACGGGTCCGAGAGACCAAATCTGCCAATATAGCCACTCACCACTCCTAAACATCGCTCATACAATGGTAGCGACTCTTTTAGAAAAATCCTCCGCAAACGAAGAAGCGGGCACAAAGGCCCGCCGCTCCGCTAAGACTTAACTTAGATAACGCCAGCTAAGTAGCCTTTTCCTGCTAAGTGTGTAGCTACTTCGCGAGTTACCTGATACTTCTGACCAGCTTTGAAGCTGTAGTTATTACCTGCGCCAAGAGTCATATTTTCAATGTCCTCAACTACGCGGATTACTACAGAGTCTTCCTGACTTCCAACTTTAATTGGGTCGTCAACAATAACTGTCTGACGGTCTGGAACTGTAGCGTCAATAACTTCAGTTTCTAACTTAATCTTAGCTTCAGCGGTAGCCATGCTCATTTCTGATGCACGGTCAAGAATTGCTTCTTGATTTTCTTTAAGTGCTTTATCACGAGCACGACCTGTGAAATCTGTTGGTTTTACTTTGCCTGCCATTTGTATTCTCCTAATTAATGACTGTTAATAGAGGGGGCCCGAAGGCCCCCTCGTCCTGCTTATTAAATTGTTACTAGTTGGTTTCTGCAATAACAACAGCCTGGTCAGTGATTAGACCTAGACCGAAGATTGAGTACCAAGCAAGTGCATGCTCACGACCGAAGTCTAGAATACCGCCATCGCGGAGTTCTACTGGAAGTGAGATAGCGTGACCGAATGCGTTATCTCCAATGAAGATAGCGTCATAACGGTCCTTGTTACCATTACCTGTAAATGTAGCAGGTGTTAGGTAACCGCCACCAGCGGTAACTGTTGGGTTAGCAACTGCTGTATCTGCTGAATAGCCAGAACCAGCACCGCCAACAACCTTAAGAACCTGAGTGGTCTCAATGAATACGCAGTCATATAGACGGCCAATCTCACCGAGCATGAAGTTACCTGGAGCAGCATACTTTGTGACTTCGATAAACTCGGGCATGTCACGTAGCTTGCGGCTCTGGTGTGGGTGAACGAATGCCACGTAGGTTTCACCTAACCGTGGAATGTTCTTGGTTGATAGGGTCTCTACTGCATCCTTGACTGTGTGTGGTGTCAAGTAGAAAGTACCTGTTAGAGAAGCACGGGAAGTACCAGTGGTTCCATCAGCGTACCAGTTGTTAACAGCTGAGAGAGCGCTGCGGTCTTCACCATAGATGGTGGAGGTAGCAGCGTATAGTGTGTCGCGTGATAGCTGATCTAGATAGATAGCCATGTTGCGGCCTAGAAGACGTGAGGCAGAAGCCATTACGTCATCAAAGGATGCGTTTAGTAGTAGTTCAGAAACCGCAAGAGCATAACCATGCTCAGATACGGTGATTGAGAACTGCTGTGCTGTAAGAGCATTGGTCTGCATACGAACACCTTCAACAAGGCCAGAAGCAAAGCCGAGGTTGTTGTAGCGGATGAAGTTAATTTGAAGACCAGGAGCTACTCCGAGCTCTGTCTTCTTTACTGCGAATTGCTCAAAGCGAAGGATAGGCATGGCCTGGAAAAGAATTTCCTTTGACCAGATTGTCTGAATCGCTTGAGTCAATTGGGTATTTGTACCCGAGTAAGCGGTTGGGGCTGCGGCTAGATTGCCAGTACCCGTAATTCCACTTGCCATTTGTTTATGACTCCTTGTTTATTGGATTGGATTTGTTTGGGTATTAACCGAACAAGCCGCGAGATTTGCCACGAGCTTGTGGGCTCAGTAGGCGCTCTCTGTATTTAGCGTAATCATTCATCGACATGGACGAGATATCCTCGGCCGTAAACTGACGGTTTTCCGAATTAGTTTCCAATGGTCCAGCTGACGGCGCGGTTATCCGCGTCCCCGTCATTTCTTTGCGGGCAGTCTGCATAGCAGATTGCGCCGATTCTAAAATTCGTGCTGAGCGTTCCTTCAGCCCGTTGATACTTGACTCTACCTCTTCCTGAGTATTTCCAGTAACGAGGTCTAGAAGTTCAGGGATGATGCTTTCGCGCTCTTGGTCTAACCGTTGTGCACGATAGTTCTGGAGATCAGCAAATGCTTTTTCCCGTTCCAGAAGAGCAAAGGCGCGTTCACGCTCTTGGCGCTCACGCTCCAACTGCTCCTGCCACTCTGATTCCTTAGTCTTAAGCAAAGTGCGAACATCTAAGTCATCTTCAGCAGCAGCTTTGCGAGCAGCTTCTTCAGCTGCATCTTGCTCTGCTTTAGCGCGAGCTTGTTCTTCCTTCTCACGCTTGATAACCTCTAGTTCTTCCTTCAGCTTATCAATCTGAGGATAGAGTTTTTCCTTTTCTTGGCTGCGAACTTTAGCCAAGTCTTCTTCCGTGTAGAACTGTCTGGAAGTTGCCTTAGTAGTAGTAGGTGCGTCAGCGACAACTGCGTTGTCGGACGACTGAGCTACGACTGGAACTGTCCCCGCTTCGGCTGCAAAAGCCTCTGCACTAGCATTAACTGTTTCCATGCATATATCCTTTTTTTCTCTGGGTCGTTTTCCGAATTAGTAGCACATATGACCGCACGTATGTATCTTTATTCTTTCCTTTTAATACGAAATTGTCAGCATAAATGCTTTTATTTTTCGTACTCTTCTGGGTTGCGACGCTGAGGCAGCATCGTTCCATAAGCTTCAGTTACTAGGCGATTGCGTAGGTCAGCCTCGCCCATATTTGCCTGGTCTAAGGCGCCGTCTAATTGAGGCACTACTTGACCTTGCATTGGCTTACCGTCTGGACCCATAACTTGGGTTGCTGGAATAGCAGGACCCTTACCATCTGGAGATGGCATGGTTCCAGTAAGGTCTGCAATTTCTTGTTCAATTTGAGTCTGCATCAGTTTAAGGGCGCCGTCAGCAACAGCATCATCCATAAGTTCTTTGCGAATTTCATTAAGCTTCTCAGCTGGGAACTCTTCTCCCAAGGAACGGAGCGCTCCTTCTTTAGATTCCAGACCTAGAGATAACTTGGATTGAATTTCATTTAGAGCAATCAACTTATCTAAAGGCAGAGGCTGTGGGAAGTGCACATAAGTTTGGTAGGTAAGCGAGTCATTAGGGTCTAGCTGGTCTAACTGTCCCTGCTTCAGCTTCACATTTACATTTGGGTTCCAAGTAAGGGTCTCTGGTTCTTTAACCGCTAAGCTAACTAAAATTAGCTCATTTACACGCTCTAATCCTCTTGCGTACTGAATAATTTTTTGATGGTAACGATTCATCAAAGGCTGGAACATAATGCTCAAAGCCACGCCAGAGGTGTTGGATACAGGCATAGCTTGGCCTAAAGCGGTTTCTGGAATACCAATCATTTCATGCATAGACTTCTTGAGCATTGTCAAGAACTCCATAGCACCTTTTAGTCCTTGCGCACCACCCTCAAGATTTTCAACTTTGGCGTCTTTAGGTAGTCCTCCCCAGACTTTGTTAGCTCCCTTTTCAAGTTGGGATGCTTTCGCTCCAATAATAACCGTGACTGGCGCAGCGTGGTAATTAACAATGTCGGATATGTCAGTAGCAGTTTCGTTATAAACGCGGTTAATGTTGGTAATATCATGGCAATCAGCCAAACCCCAAGGAGAACCACTGATACGAACGTTTGGTATGTGTACAACAGGAATAATGCCAAGCGGATTAGGGCGCGAATCAATAAGTTCATCATTAATGTATTCCTCTATGATGTCATCAGTTAAAATCTCGGTGTAAGTAAATACTTGACGAGTGCCTTCCAAACTGGTGCCCCAAAAACGATACTTAAGCTTAAAGCGAATAAGGCGCTCGCGGTCATGAGGGTGGAATTCTGGGAAGCAAAAACTGGAGTTAAGAGGCAGAACGCGAACACGACCTGGATGCTGACGCCCAGAAGGGTCGGCCCATGCTTCTTCATACGCAACTTTAATAAAGCAATCACCTGACACCGAACCTTGCTGACCAATCTCCCAGAGAACAGTCGCTTTGTTATTGTCTACTTCCCATACGCGTTCTAGAAGGTCTGGAACAATTCCTTCTGTTTCCTTAGGCGAACGGAAGCTAACTCCCTTACCAAAGGTAAAGTTAATAATAAAATCTGTAAAGGCGCGATAATAATTTAATACTAATTGAGTTTCGCCTGTTTGACGGCGGTATGAATAATGGTGACCAAGATACATTGCCCAGTTAAGGGAGTACCTGTTTAAGCGCGGACCATGTACTTCAAATTCTTCATCTGCTAGTTCTACAAGACCTAGCGGAGAAATGGAGATAGTTAAATCGGATGACGCCGCCCTATAACTGGGAGGAGAAAAATCAATACCGCTCACTTAACCACCTTTAGACTTGGTGGCCAAAGACTACCATTAAAATCAGTAGAACACTAGCGTTGGCGAGTGCCTCGAATGTTTCCTTTACCGACCTTTTTAGTAACTCTGGCTTTCTGCTCTTTTTCTTTTTTATCCCGCTCTTCTTGGTCATAATCTCTAAACTTTGGATCAATTTCTTTTTTAGATTGAACAAATTTGCCGCCCATTTGTTCATAGCGGGAATGAACCCAGTGGGCAGCTGCAGGAGAAGGGTAGGTTGTAAATTTAGAACGAGCCTGGGCAGTTAGCATATTCCACATTTTTGGATTAGCAGGCAACTGCTTAGGTTCTTTTTTTACCTCTTTACCTGATATTAATGCCATATAAAAACCTTAATAGGAACCTGCCCCTTACCAAATGTTGAGTATGGAGGGGCAGGAAACCTAAATGGTTAGTCTTCTACTACTGCTGGGTTGGCTGGATTTTGACGTGAACCTGAACGCATCTCGCGCTCAAATACGTTCTGTCCATGGTCAGCAAAAGCGCCCTTTGAGAAATCAGTTAGATTCTCTGGTGCTTCTACCCATGCTGCTGAACCGACGTGTGCGCGTTCACGCATTGTCTCTTCTGCAGTCTTAGTATGAACAGGCTTGTTACGATTTGGGCGACCTGCAGCTGGTTCATATCCTTGCATAGCGCCTTCTGTGAATTGCGCTGGAACGTCTGTATCTGTTGCTACGCCTTCTTCAAAGCGAAGTGGTCCGCGTTGTCCTGGAATAGCTCCAGCCATTTTGCGGTCGTAGGTATTTCCAGGACGTTCTGGAAACTTAGGTGATGGTGCAATATTACTCATTAATAACTCCTATATATAGGTTGAGGACCTCAAGTAAAAGTGTGCTACGTATTTGGCGTAAAGTCAGCCTAAAGTATCAACTATCTATCAAAGAAGGGGGAGCTGGAAACCTCGACCTGAGGCATGGTCAAGTCCATGGTCAAAGAGCAGGCAATAGCCAAACTATCCGCGTAATCATCGTGAGCATGAGCCTCATCTGGGGCATGGGCTAAAAAGTTAGGACCTGTAAATTTAGTTTCCAAATCTGTCATTTGTTGATAAAACCTTTTCCATGTGCGTAGACGGCGGGTTTTTGCGTGTGCTGGCCAACCAACCATCCGTCTATCAATCAGCGCTTTTAGATGTTTCCATCTCTTAGATTGTTCTGGTTGACTACTTCCTATGGCATGGACTTCTGCTCTAGGAATTAAAAGCTTAAGCCTTTGAGCTACAGCGTCTCCTACTCCGTTTGCATCAACTCCTACAGCTAACACATCGTAATTGCTTAAAAAGTTAACTATCTGAAAATACTGGTCTTCCCAGTCATCCCCTTGGATTTCCATCCAATTAAGAATGCGGTGGTCAAAATAACCAAATTCATCTGGTCTATCCCAGTCAACCCAAATAACTGTAACAACCGTAGAATCCATTTTACGGGCTGGGTCAATACCAACAACTACTGGAGACCGATGCCATGCCTTTACAGTCTCTTGAGAGGTATCCCCTAGTTCATCCATAATTGAGGAAGTTACAAACATACCGCGCTCTAGTAACCACTTGCAGTTATAAGACATCTGGAACTCATCAGAGTCTTCGCCAATACGAAGCATCTCTTTTTTAATGAACTTGCCGTAGTTTACATTGCACTTAGCTACATCCCGCCAGTCCCATTCAAAATGGTTTTGTCTATTAGAACGACCAGTTTGACGGCGTTTATTCAGCTGAATAGAACGGTAGAAGTTATTTTTGCTGGTGGTAGGGGTGCCAGTTTTTACCATTGTTCCAGAGTAATACGCAAGCATAGGAGAAATAGATTTAGAAACAACAAAGTCATCTGCCTCTTGACACTCATCAATTACTACAAGATGAAAAGACTTAGATTCAATTTTTGCTCTAGGGTTAGCTGTCATCATCATTAAGGTAGACCCAGAATTTTTTAATTTTATCTGGCGAGTGACTCCAGGAACTTTACCAATTGAGTCATCAATTTCAGGGTCTCCAAGGATTTCTAAAGCCCGCTCACTAGTAAGCCTATTTACTGTGCGACCAAACAGTGTTTCTACCTGACCTTCAACTGGCGCAAACATTCCTACCCACAGGCCATCTTTAAATCTGCCAAGTAGGTCTGGGTACATCTTTGCAAGTCTAGGAAGTAATACCATGAGCGTAGCTACAGTATTAGCAATTGTTTCTGACTTACCTGACTGACGGGCAGCTAAAGCGGTAACTTCTTCGCCGTCATTAATAATCATAGATTCTATTACTCGTTTAGCTAACGGCATTTGATACGGGTGAAGCTCATGCCCTACTAGGGCAGTCATAAATTCTATTGTTCTATCTACTATCTTTTTTACAAACTCTTTAGAGAGCTCATCCAGCTCTTCTTCCTCTTCTTCAGGGGCGAGTTGGTCTTCCTCATCTTCAGGTAAGAACTCTTCTTCATCTTCTATTAACGAGTAGGTATCCATATGCCGTTTAGTTTAGTATAAAACAAAGAGCCTGGGTTTGTATACCAGGCTCTTTGTAGCCACTTTTACGAGAAGGGAAGCAAGAGGCATGCTTAGCCTATCACAGACGATTCATTCTTGCATTCAACTCATGGACTACTGCATGCAATGCTTCTGCTCCATTTAGCCCTTCTTCTAAATAAATTTTTTCTCTGCTTTTGGAGTAACCAGATAAACATCTACCCAGTTCATATAGAGCTTGGTCAGCCCACATCTCTAACTCACCTGTAGGTATTTTTGCTACTCTTTTAGCTAATTTTTCGCTAAATGGCTTATCCCAAGATTCTTTATTTTTAGAAAATATCATCATATGCTCCGTCCTTAGGCGTCCATGCGGTTCTACCTCGCATAGCTTTAACCATTAATAGATCTATATCTTCATCAGTTAATAGATGGGGGTCATTTACAGTTTTAAAAAGAACACCTACGTAATAACCAGGAGTGGTAAATGGCACTCTAAACACTAAACATCGACCTTTACGGAAGGGGGTGTCGGTTTCTTGGGTTGTACCTAGCTCAACAATGGGAAGAAGCTTTTTATGCCAGTAATTAAGTTTACCTACGTATAGTGGTCCAAGTGTTTTCATTTTTATCCTAAAGGCTTACCCTTTTGTATTCTGGAGGCTTTCTCAGTCATATAGTTTAGCTGTTCATTGGTAGAGGCGGAAAGGTCGCTTCTATCACATGGCTTGTAAGGCCAGCCACTTAATGCGCTGGTTATGAAGTCATTTGTAGAGTCGCCATCCCTCAATGCTAACCACATATCCACAGAGATGTTTTCATATTTAGCGCAAAACCCAGTTCTAAATACAATCATTAAAGACTTCTCAGTGGGGTTATAAGCTATTGTGTGGGCTCTAGGGCGTTCAGCTTTGCGGGTTGGAGCAGTTTTAATTACATATTGAGATTTAGATATTTCTTCTGGTACAAGGGTTTGATAAGAAGGCAGGTTTAAATCTTCTTCCGCAATTTCCCATGCGTATCGGCTATCTTCTGGGGTGTTGCTTTTAGCGGTCTCTAACTCAGCGCTGGCTTGGTCCCAACGGGCGGCTACTTTAGAAGATTTCTTCCTAGCCATTACTTGTCGCAGACATGATTACTAACCTCTGTTTCTAATACTCTAGCCAAACAATAGGCGCATCTTACATGTTTTGGCGGCCTATAGTTATTCTGAGCAGTTGCTCCAAGCGGATAGTCTGACCCGTCTTCTGAATACTGGGACTTATAGTCATCTACAATTTCTGGTTCTTTAAAGAGTTCTCTAGGAAAAGGTCCCACTGGGTCCATAACCCTATCTGGAACAGGGTGAACTTGTACAGCTTTTTTTCTAGTTACTCTCATCTGCAGGGCCATCCTCTGCAACAGCTTTCTTTTTAGAAGACTTAGTTGATTTAGATGTGTCTTCTTTTGGTAAATCTAACTGTCCAAGAGAGGCTCTATCACGCAACCAACTAGGAAGGCATACGGCACAGAAAAAAACTGGATTGGCTCCAGGGTCAGAAAGAACATACAAAGCGTCTTTGACGCAGTTATCGCATTTGGTCATGTGACCTCCTAAACACTAATCATACCCCAAAATAAGAAAAGGGCGGAGCTTCAACCCCGCCCTTCATCCTATATCTACTTCTTCTTATCAGCTGCTTTCTGAAGTTTCTTTGCTACCTCAGCTGCTGCACCTTCAGCCACACGGCCAAATGCTGGGTCCTTCTTATTCAACCAACGTAGTGCTGTTGGGATAACTGATGCCCATAGAGCATTGGCAACAAGTAGCCACTCTCCTGAACCAAATTCTAATGGTGATGCGATTCCGCTTGTCTGAGAGACAATCATAACCGCGCCAATTACTTGGCCCACTAGGTTTCTGACATACGACTCAATTGCCGCTTTGTTCATGTTTCTCCTACTTTTTAATGACTTGACCACATGATGGACAAGTCTCTTGAGTTGAGTTTACTACTTCTGAAGAATTGTCGCTATCTTTAAACTTGGGTCTACCAAATCCTACAATAGAAACCATTACGTTTTTAGGGTTTTTCTTCCAAGAACGAACTTTGAGGCACACCTCTCCGCCGTTGCGCTGGTCACCCTTTTTATCAGAAGAAGTGTTGCCTTCGATAACTAGGCAAGTTCCATCCTTTTTAACTTTAGAAACTATACCTACGTGAGAAATTCTGTCTACGCCATCTGCGGGAAAATCAAAATACGCAATATCTCCTGGCTGTGGGTCATCGGTATACCAACGACCTTTCTTCTTAAATGCTTCTGCGCCTGATGGAGTGTAGACAGTATTAGGAACTTTTACTCCAGCTTCATTAGCGCACCACATAACAAAACTTCCACACCAAGGTTGAAAGTTAGCTTTGGTAAAAGCACCATATTTTGTTTCATTATCTTTTGGACCTTCTACAGTACCAATTTCTTGCTCTGCCTCTTCAATAAGGCGAGCAGCTGTGCCTAGCTCAGCTGGCATAGTATCCTCCTACTTTTTAATAAGGATACCGTAGATTTCGTCAATACGCGACTCAAGGCGGGTAACCTTATCGTCTAGGGCGTCTACTTTATCTTTTATACTGGACCCGCCATTTGGTTTTAACTCTGATAAATAATGGCGAAGTACCCATGTTAAAAACCCTCCTAAAGGGAGAGCAATTGCTAAATATGTTGCAAAATCTGCAGCGCTCATTCAAACCATCCTAAATAATAAGATTATATTTGGGTTGAATGATTTTCCGTATTTATATCACAAGTTATTAGATACTTATTAAATACCGAAATAGAACATTTGTACGTATAAAAACACTTAAAAATAAATTAATTTTTTAGCTTGACACACTGTGTAAACACCGTGCTATGGTTATTC